CGTACTGTGTAGGTGAAACTCCTACACGGGAAGTACCGTGGTTCTCTTCGGAGAATAAGATATAGTCTACTCCCCTATTAAAATATCGGGAAACCGAGGGTGTAATGGTGACAAGGCTAAGGGAATCATCCCCAAGCCGATGCCTCTGACGTGGCACGACCGCCACGCCGTCAACAAGATGGAGGACGAGGAGCAGAGAGATTTCTATCGCCGTATCGTTGCGGATAAGAAGCCGTACTTCATGCGCTACATTTACCCTGCTCTAATGAAGCAGTACAACACGTACATCAAGAACACAGACCGTAATGCACTACGGCAGTTTGGAATTCGTGTTGCGGATATGCGGTCTGCTCCCTACTCGGAACTGAATGAGCAGCAGCGCGAGTTCTTGCGGTACTACGATTACCGTATGCCGGTCGGCACGAACGACTGTGTCATGAATCGTATCTGCCGTCGGTTCGAAGAAGAGTTTGATAGTCACGTGAAGAAACACAACGAGCGGGTGACGTTCGACTATTCGATCATGCGCGGCGATGCTGAGTACACTCCATTCCAGTATCAGAGCATCAAGAAACTTCACGATGCCTACTGCAAACAGATACGCAACTATGCTGTCGTTGCCGGGTACGAACGGATCGACGACATCGAGACTCTGGCTACGCTCACGATGTTGAACGACGAGTTCCGCAAGCAATGTGCGATCGTGTGCCCAGACCGAGAAGAATTGTCCAGTATCATCTTGGACATCTGTTATCGGAAGAGTTCGACGAAGAAGTTTGCGTGGGAAATGTGCGGAGCGGAAATTATCAAGCATTTGCTTGATCGAAACGGTCAAAAGTTTAATGTCCCTGTTTCTGATGCAACCGGGGACTTCGAATATTGCGGGGACAGATATAAGTGCCTCACACTCAGCTTGGGGGATGATGAATGAGTATCGTTCTGAACGAGAGAGACGATGCAAAGAAGATCATCGAGACAAAGGATCTCGGAAAGAATACATACGAATCTTTGCGGCGTGTTGCCAGATATTACATAGACCAAGAAACAGAACCGTTCAAGAAGCAGGACATTCGGGATAAGATCGACAAGTTTTATCTCGAATGTGAGCCTAACGGTTCGATCCCGAAGAAAGAGAAGCTGCTCGACAATGCCGTGAAGTATGCGCTCAAGCACGAGGCGATCATCATCGACGGGCTTGAAATCACCGAGCCAGAGATGAAACGGATCGACGCACTCGGCAAGCGGCAGTTGCAGCGGCTGGCATTCACCCTTCTAGTGCTCTCGAAGTATTGGGTCGCGGTGCGCCCTGAGTTGAATGGGTGGGTCAGCAACAACGACTCCGAGATCATGTCGCTTGCAAACATCAATACATCCATTGCCCGGCAGTGCGCGATGTACGCCGAGTTGAAGGATGCAGGGATGATCGTCTTCTCCAAGAAGATCGACAGCACGAATGTGCGTGTTTGTTTTGACGAGCCGGGTGAGGTCGTTGCTCGGGTAACGGACATGCGGAATATTGGGTGGCAGTATCACATGTATCACGACGAGCCGTTCTTTGTTTGCACGCGGTGCGGCATCACGACAAAATACTCTGATCCTGTCCACGGGCGCAAGCAGAAATACTGTAAGAAATGTGCCGCCGAAGTGCGGATGCAGCAGAATATCAACAGTGTTATGCGATACCGTCAAAAGCACGTAGCTACGTGAGTTGTAATTTCGGCACTTGCTAAAACAACGTAGTTATGCGGTTTTTCAAATCCGCTAATGAAGCCTAAATAATGGAAAGAAATGTCCGCAAAACGAACGAAAGGATGAACTCCAAAATTGATAACGATCAGCAAATCCGAAGCTGAAACTCTTCGGGAACAGATCCCCAATGTGCGAATCGTTCGGACAATGAAACAAAAGTCCAAACGAGGTCGCTACTATTGTGAGGAGTCCCGACAGGCTCTTCGGGTAATTAACGATATTCGATCTGGAAAGGTTGGTGAGTGATTATCGACCTCAAGCAGAGAGATGGCGAGACTGCATTTGATTATCACAAGCGGCTAGTCTATGGCAAGCTGGTGGATAAGACGCTTTCCGACATCGACTACTCCGAACTCTCGGCTCTGGTCTATGGCAAGGCGTACAATTCGAATACGGCTCGTAAGATGTTCTACGGCAGCCGAAAGACTCTGGAACTGTTAGAACAAGACAAGATCAATAAGATCGAAGACGACGATGTTCTATCGGACATCGCGGAGAAGAAACGCGAACTGGAAAAGGAACGTGTCAAACTCCAAACTGAGAAACTTGAATATACGAGATGGATCCGGGAGGATGCTCGGGACGAACTCTTTGAACAGAAGGTCATCGAGTCGATCCGTGAGAACATCAAACCGTGCGACCCGCCCAAGAAGATTGAGATCACAGAGAACGGTCGAGAGGGCGTGCTCTGTATTGCCGACATGCACTTCGGCAAAGAGTACAAGATCTTCGGCATCAACAACGAAGTTATCAACGAGTACAGCCCCGAGATCTGCTTCGATCGAATGGAACTGACATTTAACGAAGTATTACATACTGTGCAGAAAGAACACCTCGACCACATTCGAGTATACAATCTCGGTGACAGTGTTGACGGCTTTCTTCGGCCCTCCCAACTCTGGACGCTCCGCTACGGTGTCATCGACTCCGCGATCATCTTTGGCAACTATCTTGCCGACTGGCTGATGAAGCTGTCTGAGCATGTGAAAGTGACATACGCACAAACGGATGGCAACCATGATGAACTCCGATTGCTTGACGGCAAGAAGGGACAGCACCTCTGTGAGTCGGCTGGTAAGATCGTTCTGAACTGCATCAAGATCAAGAACGAGCACAACCCGAACCTCACCGTCAAGGAGAACAAGACGGGTCTGATCTATGACAACGTCTGTGGGTTCAACATCCTTGGCATCCACGGCGAAGCCAAAGATATGTCCTCGGCTATTCAAGAGTACGCAAATGTATTCAACGAAAATATCTCGTACCTCATCGGCGGTCACAAACACCACGCAGAGTTTGTCAACTGTGGAGTGCGTCGCGGCTGCATCGGCGTTGGGTCGATCGTCGGCAGCGATGACTTCTCTATGAAACTTCGTAAGTGTGCTGACGCCACCTCCTCCTTCCTCATCTTCGAAGAAGGCAAAGGCAAGGTACAGGAATATACATACGTTTTGAACTAAACATACGCCCCGCACGTTGTGCGGGGTTTTCTATTTTATGGACTAAAGGAGAATTATGAACAAAAGGCAATTAGCAGAAAGCGTCGCCAGAGTTCTTCGGGAAAACGGAAAACGGAAAACGGTCTTGCTGCCGAAACACAGTTTTTATATCTCGGACGCTTCTGGTGATAAGAAAGAATTTGTAGTACGCGGCGGCGAGAAGCGAGTACAGTACACCGCCGACGATGTCAACACGATGCTCACGGCTCTGTTGATCGTTGTGCAGGAATGTGTACGTACCGGCGAAGACATCTCGCTCACAGGTATGGGTAAGCTGACGGTCAAGTACCGTAAGGCACGCCGCACTCGTGTACCGGGTACAAATAAGTGGACGACCATCCAACCCCGCTTCGTTCCGAAGTTTCAATTCAGTGCCGACCTAAAACGGTGTGCCAAGATCTTCGGAGAAACAGAAGAAGCACAACGGCGTCTGGATGAGTTGATCGACAAAGGAGAACTCACCTCTCCCCTGATGCCGGGTGATGATTGATGCCGGTTGAGTTTAACACGGGGAAGCAGATGGTCGTGTGCTGCAAGTGCGGCATGGGCTTCAGCAAACGGCAGGGAAACTTCCGTGCTTATCATGGCGGCATCTGTATGGGGACAGGACATCTCCCGATTTGTAACAGTTGTTACGACAAGATGTTTGTTGGGTATCTGAAGGACTGTGGAGATCCGAAGATGGCGATGCACCAACTGTGCCGCGCCCTCGACATCTACTGGAACGAGGATTACTACGACAAGTGTGTGACACAGAATGGAGACAAGAACATCAACACAAAGTATCTCCAGAAGGTCAACACATTCAACGCATCAGGAAAGACTTATGACGACACGCTTGCCGAGCATGGCATGCTCTGGAAGATCGACCAACACTGGACACCAGACGTGTTCGCCGGTGTTGAAACAGTCAAAGAAGACGTCCCGGAAGAAGTGCGTGCGTTCTGGGGTTCTGGATATTCACCCAAAGAATATTACGAACTGGAACAGCGCAGGAGTTACTGGATGTCTCACTATCCAGACGACGTCCCTATCGACATCGGAACGGAAGCACTCATCCGTCAGATCTGCAACCTTGAGATCGACATCAACCGTCAGCGTATCGAAGGCAAGACCATCGACAAGAGTGTTAACAGTTTGAACACCCTGTTGGGTAGCTTGAACTTGAAACCCGCTCAGAACACGAATGACGCAACGACCACGGATGCCAAGACTCCGTTCGGCGTCTGGATCAAGAAGTGGGAAGACTCTCGCCCCGTGCCAGAGCCAGACCCAGAACTTGAAGACGTGGATAATGTCGCTAAATATATCGACACTTGGTATCGAGGACATCTCGCCAAGATGCTGAACATCAAGAACGCCTACTCAAGATTGTATGAAGACGAGATCGCAAAGATGAGAGTCGAGCGTCCCGAGTATGACGGCGACGACGACGAGACATTGTTCTACGAGGTCTTCAAAGACGGAGGTGAGGCTGATGAGTGATAACAAGCTGATGAGCGGTGTAGCTGCATGGGCTGCATATTATCGCTCGAATTAGCCCTCATCGTTTCGTCAAAGATTACTTTCATATCGACCTGAAGTTGTTTCAAAAGATCGAACTTTTTGAAATGATACGGTCTACCACGACAGTCTTCATTGGTGCTCGTGGTATTGGTAAGACATATATCAGCGCGGTCGGATGTGCGTCGATTGCGATCCTGTATCCGGGGTCGAAGATCTGTATTGCATCTGGCACTCGCGGACAGGCTATCGCCGTCTTGGAAAAGATCTTGCTCGAACTCAAGCCGAACTCGATCGAGCTTGCGGCAGAGATCGACGAGAAGCAAACGAAAATCAACGGTTCGAACGCTCAGATCGTTTTCAAGAACGGTTCGTTCATCAAGGTCGTCACGGCATCGGACACGAGCCGTGGTAACAGAGCTAACGTCCTGCTGCTTGACGAGTTCCGTTTGATCGACAAGGCAACCATCGACCAAGTCCTTAGAAAGTTTCTGACGCAGCGGCGTATGCCACGGTATCAAGAACTGACTAAGGCTGAAAAGGAAAGCGAATATTCGAAAGAGAAGAACAAGACGATCTACTTGTCTTCCGCGTACTTTGCTGACCACTGGTCGTACCTCAAGTGCGAGGACACCTGTCGCTTTATGTTGGACGACTCCCGCAAACAGTTTATTTGTTCTCTCCCCTATCAACTGTCGATTGCAGAGGGGTTGCTCGACCCCGACACGGTCGCAGATGAAATGAGTGAGACTGACTTTAGTGAAGTCAAGTTTGAGATGGAGTACGAGGCTTTGTTCTACGGCGCGACCGAGGGTGCGTTCTTTGATTTCAATACGATCTCACGCAACAGAAAGATCAAGTATCCGATGTTGCCAGAGAGAATGGCATCCAAGTTGTCGAACAATAATCTTATCAAGATACAGCCGAAGCGCAGCAACGAAAAGCGAATACTGTCCGTTGACGTTGCTCTTATGTCCAGTACGCGATTCAGCAACGACGCCACGGCAATCTTCATGAATCAGATGCTCCCGACCAAAGCCGGTAGATATGTAAGTAATATCGTCTACTCTCAGACGTGTGAGGGTATGCACACGGACGACCAAGCCCTAGTCATTCGAAAACTCTTTGATGAGTTTCAGTGTGACTTTCTGGTATTGGACGCAAGTGGTATCGGTCTTGGTGTCTACGACGCTTTGGCTCGTGACATCGTCGACCCGGACAGCGGCGAGATCTACCCCGCCCTGTCTTGCTGCAACAATAAGGACATGGCGGCTCGGTGTACCGTCCCCGAAGCGGAGAAGGTCATCTGGGCAGTCAAGGCAAGCGCACAGTTCAACTCGGACAGTGCCTTCTTATTGCGTGAGGGCTTTCGTAGTGGGCGCATCCGTTTACTGGAAACAGAGTACGACGGCGAGGAAACTCTTGCTTCCATTCGCGGGTGGGGTTCACTCTCCCCGGAAGACAAGATGCAACTGCAACTCCCCTACATCAATACGACCCTGCTGGTCGATGAACTCGTTAACCTTGAGTACGAAGAATCGGTCGGCAAGGTAAAAATATACGAAAAGGCTGGACGGCGAAAAGACCGCTACTCCAGTTTGGCATACAACTTTTATGTGGCGACGCAGATAGAAAGTAAGGTCGTGAAACGTCAGAGGACGAACTCTGACGGCACGAGCATCTTTGCGATCAAAGCTCCAAGTTATAACGGAAAGGCGGTGAACGCAAGTGGCAGCAGAAAGAAAAACTGGAAGTAAGAAGAAGGTCGAGACACCTGTTGTGGAGGACGATCTCTCTGAACTTTTTAGTTCTTCTAACAAAATCAAAACGATGAATCATCTCATCACGCGGGACTTAAACAACACGATCTATCGACGCAACTTCTACAAATATAAGAAGAGCGACATCCAGCGTTTCCTTAGAGATCCGTATACTTTTGAGAAGCAACTTCGCCATGCAGTTATTTATCTGTACGGCGCGAGTCCGCACTTCAAGAGACTGATCCAATACTTCACGGCGTTGTCTGATTTAGCCTACGTGGTCACTCCGAGTCGGATCGACCCGTCTACCGCTAATCCGAAAACGATTGGAAGAAACTACCGCCGTGTGCTGAACACCATGACGGCGTTCGATGTTCGGACACAGCTCCCTCAGATCCTTAAGGTGTGTCTGAGAGAAGATGTCTTCTACGGCACACTGTGGGAAGGAAAAGATACGATCACGATCCAACGTCTGCCGAGCGACTACTGTTCGATCGCAAGTATCGAAGAGCACGTCCCGAACGTGTGCTTTGACTTCTCTTACTTTGATCGACGGAACGACCTTCTGGATTATTATCCCGACGAGTTCCGTACAAAGTACGAGTGGTACAAGACGCCGGGCAACGGCATCGGTAAATGGATCGAACTGGATTGTCCAAACTCGTTTGCAATCAAATGCAACGACGACATCATGGACTATGCCATTCCCCCGTTCGCGGGTATTCTTCGTGAGGTCTACGACCTTGAAGACTACAAAACGATGAAGCTGACGAAGACGGCATTGGAAAACTACGCCATGCTGTACATGCAGCTTCCGCTCACCTCGGACGGCAACTGGGGA